TCGAAAAGACGCCTTCAATAAGGTGAAACTGGCGTGAGTTTGGTGCTAATATGCACCGCAGCCTTCGGACAGGGGCCTATCTGTCTGCTTCATGGGGATATCCATGCTGGAATTCACTGAAACACTGTTGCATGAGATTCGTCGGTTGCGTGAAGACACGCACATGATGATTCTTACGGGCGGTGTTCGCGACATGGAGCAGTACAAGTTCCTGATGGGTCGGTTAGAAGGCTACAAATTCGTAGAAGAAGTGATTCACTCTCTTTTACGCGGGGCCGAAGACTAACAAAAGGACCTTTTAATGGAAATGACTGCTTTGGAAAAGAAATGGGCCGAAGAGAAAGAGGCCCATGAGCCAGTTTTGGACGATGCTTACACGTCAGACGGGAGTCTGAGCGTGGAAAAGCTGGAGGAATCGGTTTTAGACCGCATTCCTAAGCCAACAGGCTGGCGAATTGTCATTCTGCCGTACCGCGGCGCTGAAAAAAGCAAGGGCGGCATCGTCCTGGCCGATCAAACTCGGCAGCGCGAGCAAGTGGCGACGGTCTGCGGGTATGTTTTGTCGGTTGGCGACCTTGCGTACAAGGATGAAGCCAAATTTCCGAATGGAGCGTGGTGCCAGAAGGGCGACTGGGTCATTTTTGGCCGTTACGCCGGTGCCAGGCTGAACATTGATGGCGGCGAGATCCGAATCTTGAACGATGACGAGATCTTGGCGCGCATTCAAGACCCCGAAGACATTCTTCACCTGTGAGGTAGCCCATGGCAAATACTGTTCCCGACACCCAACTTGAATTTGACATCGGCGCGGACGAGAAACCGGCCGAGATCACCCTGGACGAGCCTAGCGATTCGTCCAAGGCGCCGATGGAGACATCCAATTCGGCGCTTACCTCGACTTCTGCCACCCAGGCAGAGCGCGAAGAGCTGGATCATGTCAGTGACGCGGTGCAAAAGCGCATTGCCAAGCTGACTGCCCGCATGCGGGAGTCCGAGCGCCGCGAGCAGGCTGCCTTGGAGTACGCCCGCGGGTTGCAGAACCAAGCGCAGGAGCTCCAACAGAAGCTGGTCCACACGGACTACAGCCGTTTGAACGAGGCCAAGACTCGTTTGGACACGCAGCAGGCTACGCTCAAAGCCATCATCAAGAAAGCCCGCGAAGAGGGCGACATTGACACTGAGACTGACGCCAATCAGCGGCTTTCTGAGCTGGTGATGGAGCAGCGGCAGGTTTCGGGATGGATTCAGACGCAAGAGCAGCAGTTGCGCCAACCGCAGCCTGCTCCACAGCAGGCTCCGCAGGTTGCTCGCGCACAGGCAGCGCCTCCTGCGCCTTCTCCCCGTGCGGAGGAGTGGGCCGCCCGTAATACCTGGTTTGGCCAGGATCGTGTGCTGACCTACGGAGCCTGGGGCATCCACCAAACTCTCGTGGAAAGCGAGGGGTTTGACCCCAACAGCGACGAATACTATACTGAATTGGACCGCCGCCTTCGGGAGGAGTTTCCGAAGCGGTTTACGGATGAAAGTCCGCAACAAACCAACAGACAACAGCGTCCCGCGCCAGCTGTTGCCCCTGCTACCCGGAGTTCCGGAATCAATAGTGCGCGCCGTACTGTTCGGCTATCCCCGAGCCAAGTTGCTATTGCTAAGAAGCTGAATGTTCCTCTTGAGGAATATGCCAAGTACGTAAAGGAGTGATCAAATGAGCGAAACCAAACTTACCCTCGACCGCAGCTCTCGTGCTTCTCGCGAAAAAGAGTCGCGTCGCCGCCCTTGGCAGCCTCCTTCACGTCTTGACGCTCCCCCTGCCCCTGAAGGCTTTCAACATCGCTGGATTCGATCAGAAGTCAATGGGTTTGATGACAGGCAAAACGTCTACGGACGTCTCCGCGAGGGCTACGAGCTAGTCCGACTGGAGGAACTGCCCGAGGAATACCAAGGCATGCTGCCTACCATTGAAGATGGCAAGCACGCAGGCGTGGTTTCCGTAGGCGGCTTGATGCTTGCCCGCATTCCTGTGGAAACTGTCGAAGAGCGCAATGCCTACTTTGCGAAGAAGGCGCGGGATCAGTTGACTGCGGTAGATAACGAGCTGCTGCGTGAGAACGCGCACTCGTCAATGCGGATTCAGAGCCCCGAGCGGAGTTCGCGCACCACCTTCCGTAAGCCGGAGTAATCTGGCTAATCAATCTTTGGAGCTTACAAATGGCAAACGTCAATAAGCCCTTTGGATTGCGTCCTGTTGGCAACCTTTCTGCGACCGGTGCCCAAAAGCAATACGGTTATCAGATTCAGGCTGGCTACGCAACCGCAATCTACCAGGGTGACCTCGTGGTCGTCTATGACGGCTACATCATCAAGTACGACGCCGCTACGCACGTCGCCCCGACGGGCGTGTTCAACGGTGTGCAGTACAACGACCCCACTCGCGCTGACAAGCCGACCTGGAAGAACTACTACCCCGGTAGTATCACTCCCAACATCGGCCCCATCGTGTGCGAAGTTCTGGACGATCCGAGCCAACTGTTCCTGATCCAGGCTGCTGGCACGATCACCCAGGCCGATATCGGCAAGAACGCTGATCCGACTGCTGCTACCACCGGTAGCAACATCACGGGCGTTTCGGCTGGTTCGCTGGGTACCCCGGCCAAGACTGCTGCTCTGACCTTCAAGATCGTTGGTCTGAGCGAACAAGCAGGCAACGAGTTGGGCCAGTACGCAGTGGTCGTTGTGAAACTCAATCAACACCAATACGGCAGTAATGGTGTTCAAGCCGATGGAGCCTGATCATGGCAATTACCCGTTCACAACTTGTTAAAGAGCTGGAGCCAGGTCTGAACGCTCTGTTCGGTCTGGAGTACAAGCGTTACGAGAACGAGCACGAGGAGATCTTCTCCATCGAGACTTCGGATCGTGCGTTTGAAGAGGAAGTCATGCTGACCGGCTTCGGTGCAGCTCCGGTGAAGACTGAAGGCGCTGGCGTCCAGTACGACAACGCAATCGAGTCCTTCACGGCTCGCTACACCCACGAGACGATTGCCATGGCTTTCGCGCTGACCGAAGAGGCCGTTGAGGACAACCTCTACGACCGCTTGGCCGGCCGCTACACCAAGGCAATGGCTCGTTCGATGGCCCACACCAAGCAGGTTAAGGGCGCTGCGGTGCTGAACAACGGCTTCGACGCCGCCTTCCCGGGCGGTGACGGCGTTTCGCTGTTCGCTACCAACCACCCCACGGCTCTCTCGGCCAACTTCGCCAACCGTCCCACGGTCGGCGCGGACCTGAACGAGACGTCTCTGGAGCAGGGCATCATCGACATCGCCGCGTTCATCGACGAACGTGGCCTGAAGGTGGCGCTGACCGCACGCAAGTTGATCGTTCCGAAGGAGCTCCAGTTCACCGCTGAGCGCCTGATGAAGAGCACGCTGCGTACGGCCACGGCTGACAATGACATCAACGCGATCAAGTCCATGGGCCTGATCCCGGAGGGTTACTCTGTCAACCACTACCTGACGGACGTCAACGCTTGGTTCCTCATCACTGATGCCCCCAACGGCCTCAAGATGTTCGAGCGTTCGCCGATCAAGACCGCCTTTGAAGGCGACTTTGACACCGGCAACGTCCGTTACAAGGCTCGCGAGCGTTACAGCTTTGGCTGGAGCGACCCCCGCGGCGCCTACGGCTCTCCTGGCGCCTAATCAGCGTCGGAAACCAGGAAAGGGGGCCTTGTGCCCCCTTTCTTTTTGGCCTATATTCACCCCAGTCCCAAGATTTCCAACCTGCTTGCTGACCGGCTTGGCGGACTGACCTCACAGACAGCAAGCGCAATTTGAGGAGCCATCAATGGCACGGACTACCTTCACCGGCCCAGTCAAATCCAACAATGGTTTTGAGGGCAGCATCACCGGCGGCGTCACGGGCAACGTGACCGCTACCACGGGCACCTCGACGTTCAACAACGTCGAAATCACGGGCAATACGGGCATCGGCAACGCTGGCACCGACACCATCGGTTTCTACGGCGCCACCAAGATCGCTCGCCCGACGACGGCTGTGGCGTCTGCCACGGTGGTTGCAGGCACTGGCACTGCGGTCACCGAAGACTCCACGTTTGACGGCTACACCCTCGCCAAGGTTGTCAAAGCCCTGCGTAATCTCGGCTTGCTGACCTGATAAAGGAGGCCTGAAATGGGCTTTCAATATGACGTAAAAGCGAAAAACATGGTGGCTACCGGTGCCTCTGGCATCGGTACCCCACGTGCTCGCGTCAAAGGGATCTACGCTGTCCTTGGCAACCTTGTTGGGTCGCTGTCTTTTAGGGATGGTGGCGCAGGCGGTACGGAGCTGATCAAGCTCGACACCCCGGCCAACACCACGGGCAGCGGCTACCTTTACATCATCGTCCCAAATGATGGTGTTCGGTTTGAAGCGGATCCGTATGTGACCCTCACCAACGTCACCTCGGTGACGTTCTTCTACGGTTAAGGAGCCCAGTATGGGACGCGCAGCAAAAATGGCGATTGACCAGTACCAGGGCGAGGTTCAGCCCGGTGCTCAGAAGCAGGATATGAGCAAGGGCGGCCCGAAGCAGACGCCCCGTAAGGACTACCAGAAGCCCAGCGCCTCTGTTGCTCCTCGCGGTGTCGGCGAGGCCCGTAACAAGCAGTGCAAGATGTACTGACGCATGGCCAAGTCACCTGCTTGGCAGCGGAAGGAGGGCAAGAGCCCCAGCGGCGGTTTGAACGCCAAAGGGCGCGCCTCCTACAACCGCGCCAATCCTGGCAAGCCGGGGCTGAAGGCTCCGCAGCCGGAGGGTGGGCCACGCAAAAAGTCATTCTGCGCCAGGATGTCCGGCATGAAGGCCAAGCTGACTAGCGAAAAGACGGCAAACGACCCCGATAGTCGTATCAACAAGAGTCTTCGGAAATGGAAGTGCTGATATGGAACATCGTGCTGTCGTTTGCGTCCGCGGCAGCACTGCTTTGGGTCAAGTCGATGCACGACGAGCTCAAGCGCGTGTCTAT